TGATTGCCATGCTGATAAACTACAACATTTATTTCTGAAAAAGCGATCATTCCATTGATTAGCTGCTTGTTGTGCTGTAACTGCAGTCCAATGTTCATTTTTCCAAAATTCACCTGTTCTATCATAACCATATTTCTCAGCATTACGATCAAACTCAGACAAGAATATATCATCATGTTGATGTACTTGCATTGCCATGAGAGGCGTTTTTGTTCCAGAACCAGAAGTAATGTGTGTATATTTTTTTCTGACTCCACTTCCTGGTACTCTACTTGGGTTATTTGGTGCAGAATACCAATATGTTTTATCTGCAGTAGAGATTTCAGTTGTGTTTTTATAAATCTTAAGACCTTTAAACATCCAACTATCTAGCTCAGTTTCACCATTCAATAGCATTGTGGCCCAATGATTCAGCGTTTCAGGTGTTTCATAAGGGAGACCTACGATAAAGCCTGAATGCATTCCAACTTCTTGTCCCCATTTCTCTCTACATGTTTCGAGTAATCTTAATGCTCGATCTGTTGGTATGCCTTTACCTACAGCTTTTGCTGATTCATAGTTTAGGGTTTCAATACCAAAGTGAGCAAACCTTAATCCTATATCTCTGAGCAGCGAGATCTGCTCTGGGTGAGCTCTGAGGAGCTCTAATCTTAAATATCCTACCCATTCTATTGGGACACCTAATCTCTTAATTGCTTTCTTGATTGCTAGCAACTTATCGACAGATTCATTTACTGTATCGCACATCATAAAGTATTTGGTAGTTCCAAACAATTCGTAGTTATTTTTTAATTCTTGATAGATAGACTCTTCTGATCGAATGTACTTATCTGCTTTTGGATCTCTTCCGATCAAAGCAAAACCACAAAACTTACATTTAAATCTACAGCCTCTTGATATTTCAATAGGTAATACTTCTTTTGGCATTACGATATCGTCCTTTGAAAACACTGGTGACATATTATGAAAATCATGCATTGAAGCTTCAGGATCAAAGCGATATACTTCGGGTAATTCTTGACCTTCTTTTAATTCTTTTGTAAATTTAACGAGTGCAGTTTCAGCCAAACCTTGAATCCAGTGATCGAACTCATTCATCTTCCACATTACTTCAGCATTAGGTCCTCTTCCACCCAATACCATTTTAACGTGAGGATGATTTTCTTTGATGTAATAAAATAGTTCTTTAAATGCTCGAGCCGTTTCTAATTCATTGTATATGTTATTGTCGATATCTGATGGTCGACGATATTGAAACTGTCCAATGATTTTGTTTTTAGGATCTATTTGTCTTCGACTTCTTTCTGTAATACCTGTCGTTTTACCTAATTCATGAGCTTTACCTTTTTCAGTTACAAAGTTCATAAACGTACAACTAAAACCACAGAAAAGAGTGTTTTCTCCGATGATTCTATCTAAGTATTGGCATAACTCAATCTGTCTATTTTGTAATAACCAGTTAAGCTGATCAATTACTTTAACTGTATATCCGTTTTCTCTGAGTTTTGTTGCGATCGCATAAGGTCCCATGCCCTTGACAGGTGCAAGGTAATTTGTCACATCGGCAAATAATATAATATCAAATGTTTTCATAGATTGTTATTTATAACCTCATTATATAACTCAAAATCATCGACGTAATAACACAATAATTCTTCGCGATCTTTTATGTATTCAATTGCAAACTCATCATTTGTATGATCTGAAGGCTGAATATTCATCTCAAAAATGCTATTAATATCAAATCCATCTTTCCATTTGATATTGAATTTTTTACTTACATCGATAAGTTCATTATTTAAATTTTCAAAAGTAAAGAAATGATCAATGTCGTATTCATATAAACTTTTGAACCAAGTTTGTGGTTTAAAATGAAAGTCTGTATCTATCTTTCGTATTTCTTTCATTCCATTTTCAATTAAGACAACTGGATTTGTTTCACCTCTTGGAGTCCCATCTTTTGCAGGTCTTGAAAACATTTCTTTACACGCAGACCAAAAACGAGAATATGGTTCTCTTACAACTGCAAATGTAGGAGGTTCTTGCATGTCTATATTTTGACCCAAAAATTTTGTAAATCGAGATGCATTTTTCCATATTTCAATAAACAATGGTTTAGATTCATTCGGTAATTGTTTTAGCCAAAGAGCTTGATCTTCTTTTGCCGTTAATTTAATTTTCACTTTTTCTTTTTACGATAAGGTTTGTAAGGTTTCATTGATTTTAATTTACCTGGTACTGGCTTTGATAATATACCAAGTGCTTGTAATTCCTTTTCTGTCCATATTTGAAAATGCCAACCTCTATCGAGTGCATACTCTTCTGCAGCTTTCCATTTACATTGATTCTTAACGTATGTTAGTGCCTCTGATATGTAGCGTTTTGATCTATTCGGATTCTTTGGTACTTTTGTTTGCTTATCGGGTTTTATTTCAATGAGATATGTTTTTCCTTCATTCGTTGTAAACTTTAAATCCATAAAATAACGATGATACTTCTTATCAACATCATAAAAATATGGTATTACAACTTCCTCCGATGACCATTCTTTAATGTTTGAGTTCCTATCACACCACAGAAAGCATTGTTTTTCCCAACCCGATCGATAAATAACATTATCAACATCGCCTCGGTATTTGTGTATATTTACTACCCTATATTTGCCTGAATAAGTTTTCATTTTCATTATAAATAAACATATTAAAGTTATTTATTAGAGTAAAAAAATGGCCAGTTTTGGAGAATTTAAAGAACAACTTTCAGATATCATTGACCGAGGTCAAGATTTTATAGAAGAGCATTATTACGGAAACAATCTTGGAGAAAGATTAAGATACCCGTTAGATGAACTTGACTATAGAGCTGAAATTACATTTCAACCATTAAAAACAACACCTATTAATGCTGAACTTCTTGGAGAAAATCTTAGAGGAGCCTTTGATGTATTTGGTGAAATTGTTAGTTCAGGTGGATTAGCGTTTGGAAGTCTTACTGGCCAATTACAAAAAAGACTTAATCAATTTTCAGGTGTAGATTTTCAAGCTGATTCTAGAGCCATGGTTGAACCGGTTGGTGCACCTATAACATTGTATATGCCTCAGGCCATTCAGTTTGCAGATGTGGCAATATATAATCAATTGGCATTAGGTCAATTAGGAGCTGTAACAGAGGCAGCATTGAATGCTGGTGCTGGTGGTTTAGCTGCTGTTGGTGCTGGTATTATGGGAATTGGAAGTCAATTGTTAGGAAATCCTGGTGCAGCAGCAAACAGTGCATTAGCAAGAGCGGGTGTTGCAGGAATGGTAGCAAGTGTGAATGCTCAAGTAGGTGGAGCATTTAGAAGAGCTACTCAAACAACTTTGAATCCTAATCAAAGGACATTGTTCGAACATCCAAATATAAGAGAATTTTCTTTTACTTTTCAGCTTATTCCTACAAGTAAAAAAGAAGCTGAAGCAATTCAAAAGATTGTTAGAAAATTCAGAACAGAAATGTACCCAACACAGATTGTTGCTGGAGATACTGGAGTAGCTGTAGGATACGAATTTCCTAATAAGTTTGAGATCACAATGAAACACAATGGAAAACAAATACCAGGTACAGAAATGCTACCATGTTATTTAAGAGGTGTAAATGCTACATATAATCCAACTCAAATGGGTATGTACGAAGATGGTAATTTTAATGAAACTACTTTAACATTAAACTTTGTAGAGGAAAGAGCTTTACATAAAGGTGACGATGGACTAGATGGTAGAAGTAAAACACACGAAGTTGAGATAAATGAAACAGATATAGCAGTTGCTGATGGAGCTGATCGTCAAGGATTTGATCCTTCACGATTAAACCGAAATCTAAGCATTGATTTTAACGTAAATTATCAGGACCCTATAGTAACATTTGGTGATAACTAATGTCTCAGTATTTTAAAAATTTTCCAGTTGTAGGATATAAATTTGGTGATGAAGTTTCAACTTCTATATTTAACAATATAAGTGTTTATAGTGATTTAATCGATCAGGTATCTGACGAAGTAGTATTTTATCAGAAATACAATATACTTGATGGTGATAGAGCCGATACTTTGTCATATAAATTATATGGAACAACGGATTATCATTGGACCTTTTACTTACTAAATGAACAATTAAGAGAATCTGGTTGGCCATTAACCGAACAAGAAATATCAGAACAGCTAACAAAGAATTTTCCAGATAGAGCTATTACCTCTAACTGTAGAGATATCACAGGCACAAAATTAAACAGCGATGTTGCTGATGATAACATTGGTACTTTATTTACTGTAGGACAAGCAGTAACTGGTTATAACAGTGGACATACTGGAGTCATACAAGATAGACAAATCGATATTGGTCAATTCATTATCAGTTCAAGCAATACAAATGCATTCTCTACAGACCAATTTTTAACATACAATGATGATGAAGGTATTGCACAATATCTTCGTGTCATCTCTGTAACTGAAGAAAAAAATGGAGTACATCATTACGAAAACTCAAGTGGAGTATGGCAAGATGTAGATCCATTTGAAATCACAACAAGGACGCCATCAGGACTTGTGACTAAAACTTTTGAAGACAATTTCAGAGAACGTAACGACGAGCTGAGACAGATTAAAGTTTTCAGAAAAGATATTATTAGAAAAGTGGTGTCTGAGTACTTTAAATCAGTCGAAAGCTAATGCCAACTTCAAATCAATCACAATATAGAATATCTAGGGCAGTTATTACCTCTAATGCTACAGGTGATAATACTTTCGACGTGTCTGGTGCAATTTTAGAAATAGACATATTTGAAAATTTAGATAGACCTTATCTTACAGGTAGAGTATCAATGCTCGATGATAACTCTATTTTTGATGGAAATAGACATCTTCAATTCAAAGGAACTGAGAGATTAAAAGTTTTTATCGAAGTATTTAGTTTAACTGAAAATAGTTACACTATCGAAAAAGAATTTGTGATGACAAATATGAGAAGTATGGTAAAAGCAAATGATAGAGCTGCTATGGTTCAGTTTGATCTATGCGAACCAATTTATTATATTGATCGATTTAAAAAATTTAGTCGATCATATACTGGAACACCCGTAGAAATTATCAACAAGATACTTACGGATGACAATTTATTAGGTGATGAGCGTGGATTAATAAAACTAACTGATGATCCAATACAAAAGCCAATAAAAGTTGTTATTCCATATCTTACTCCATTACAAGCCATAAAATGGTTATTGAATAGATGTACATCTGTAAATGGCACACCATATTTCATGTATTCTACAATAAGAGAAGATGGAATATTTTTAGATTCATTAGACAATATTTTAGTACAGCCTCCATTCAACAATCAGTCTCGATATAAGACTGCACCATTTGTTCAATCTGTTGCATTTACAAACTCAGCACCAGGATGGACAAATCCAGAGTATCAGGTTATTAAGCATCATGTATTTGATAATCAACATAGTACGTTTAAACTTCTTGATACTGGTGCTATTCATTCTAAATTTTCAGTGTCAGATATTAATTCAAATACTTCTTTAGAAACTGAATATAAAAGCAATACTCATTTTACAAATTTAAAAAATAAAGAGATAGTACCAAGACAAAATGTATTTGATGCATTTGATGATTATAATAATCAACCATCGATGTACTTTCATCAGATCACCTCATCGAATGTTTATGCAGATTATCGAACTTACTATGATGAGAATAGTAAATCAGATCATAGAAAGAAAGTAGAGAATATGGCAACGAAAGCTTTCTTGTTAGAAAATATGATTACAGCAGAAGTACCAGGTTATAATTTTATAGCTGCTGGAGCTCCTGTATCATCTATTGCATCGTTTATATTTAACAGTAATAACTCATCACAAGATAATACGTCAGAATTAACAGACGTAATTGATTTAGAAAAAACTGGAGATTACATGATTCACTCTCTTCGATATAAGTTTGTAGCTTCTCAAGTTAGTGTATCATTGTACGCAACTAAGTTATCACGAAACTATGAGGTATTTGCATAATGTTAGAGCATTACGGAGATAGAAGTCGATGGTTTGTTGCAACTGTGATAAACAGTACTCCACCTTATGGCTTAGAAGGTAGAGTAAAAATAAGAATACGTGGTGTTCATTCTCCAAGTACAGGAGATATACCAGAAGCAGATTTACCTTGGGCTCAGGTACTTTTACCGACAACTGAAGCTGGAGTTTCAGGTTTAGGCAGAACACCAAAATTAACAGCAGGTGCTTTGGTCTTTGGATTTTTTATGGATGGTGCTGCATCTCAATTACCATTAGTAGTTGGATCTTTACCAAAAGATGAATATCCAACAGCAGCACAAAAATATGCATTTGGAGACAAAGTTGAAAACTTACCTGTTGAAGCATTACAAAGTGATACGATTACAAGCGCAGCAACAAAAAGATTGAGAAGAAGATCTGAAGGAATGAAATTCTTTATCGATAATGGTTATACAATAAATCAGGCTGCTGGAATTGTAGGTAATTTAGATCACGCATCATTATTAAATCCTGCAGGTAGTGGTATAGGAAACTGGAATCAAAATAGACAAAGTGAATTAATTGATTTTTCTTTAAAATTTACTAAAGGTGGTGAAGCTTCAGCGTTACTATCTCAAAGATATTTAATTCAATTACGATTTGTGCTTTATGAACTTAGAGGTTCAAAGGGATTTGCAAATGGTAAATTACTTAAGTCAACAAAAGTAGAGGGCGATAATGGCTCTGCACAAATCATTAAAAGATACTATATAGATAATTTTGACCCAGTTGACGAAAACGAAGTATTAGAACAGTGCTTAGTTGCTAAATTAGAGACGGAGAATGCATAGTGGGTGCTAAGATAAGACAAGTAGAACAAACTAAAAAGCAGATACAAGAAGCAGCTCAGCTTCAAAACGTTAAAGATCTGGTGTCTCAAGGAATTTCTGATTTTACCAATTCTACCTTAAGTACTTTTACTGGAAAAATAGACGAAATAAAAGGTGGACTACAGGCTTTACAAACTGGAGGAACCGAAGCGATTAATGCTTTAGCTTCAGGAAATATTGCAGGATTAGGTAATGCTTTAGGTTCTATATCTGGTGTTGCAAGTATAGTACTTAAATCAAAAGAAATTACAATAGAATACGATTCAGCAGGATTTCCAGTTGGAACTACTGAAGCTGTAACAAGTACAACTGATAGCTTATTAAATGTAATGTCAGATTTTAGTACACTCACAGATTTAGCAGATGGAGGTTTACAGTCAGTTGTTACTTTAGGAGTAACTGAAGGCATTAATGCTGCAAAGAATGCAGCGAAAGATAAGATTGGTCAGTATGTAAGTTCTGATTTTATACCATCTAATGCTACAGATAGCGATATTGATATCATTAATCAGTTTAGAACATTTAGTACAGAAAAATTTAATGTTCAAGAACAGGTTTCAGAATTAACTGGAGCTGATGGTCAAACAGTACTTAATTCAGTACAGAGTTTAAAAGACAATGTAAATAATATTCAAAACAGCGTACAAAATTTTCAAAACAGAGTAAGTAGTGTATTAGGCGGAAATAAAGCTCTTGGTCTAGTTCAAAGAGTATCACAAAAAGTTGATCCGAATATTTCTACAATCACAGATGCATTAGAGATTGACACAAGTCAATCTGCATTTGATCCACCATTTCAGATTGGATCAAATGTTGCTGAGTGGCAAGTTTCAAATAAGAGAACAATTATTTTTAGTTACATTAACACAGTTGAAGAGTTAAGAGCAGACTTAGCAGCTATACTTAGACCTATTACTGGAGTTGTGGTGCATTGGACTAAACATTTCTCAAACCAAGATATAGGTTCAGAAGAAATTCATAATACAGCAATAGACTTAGGTGAAGATGGTATACAATATCATTTTGTGATACGTAGAGATGGTTCACTACAAAGAGGTCGACCTACAGGTTTGACATCTAATCATACAACAAAATTAAATCACAATACAAAGAGTTTAGGTGTTGCTTTTGTTGGTGGATATAATTGTCCAACACAGACAGAAAATCCTGACAAATACTTATCTTCTAAATCACTAACACAAGCACAATTTGCAACGTTTGAAAAATTATGTGCAGCTTTTTATTTAAGATTTCCTGGAGGGCAAATTATTGGTCACAATGATTTAGATCCAGAATTTATTGATCCTGGATTTGACGTAAGAGATTACGTTGAGGATGTTTTCAATAAGAAGTCTCTATTTGCGGATCCATCTGTTGGTACAGCATTTGAACCTGCAGAAATTAATTCAACGGTATTACCATGACTACAGAAGCAGAAAAAGATCAAATTAATCAATCGCAAGGAATAAAGACAGAAGGCTTTAACGATCCCACTGGAGAATATCCTCGTAAAGATTATTTCTTTGGAACTTCAATTAATGCTGCAGCTCGTGGTGCAAAAGTAAATGAGTTATACACGGGTGGTGGAGAATTAGACGTATCAATTGATTTACCAGATCAAAGAGCATCAGAATATCCACACAATCAAGTACAAGAAACCTCATCAGGTCATGTAATTGAGATTGATGATACTCCAGGCGGTGAAAGAATACTGATTAAACATAAATCTGGTTCTGGAGTAGAACTTAGAGCAGACGGTAGTACTGTACACAGCTCAAAAAGAAATCGTGTTGAAGTTGTTGGAGGCGATGATACAGTTATCGTTGAAGGTACAGCAAAACTTATTTACAATGGTAACTTAGATGTAGAAGTAACTGGAGATTATAACTTAACTGTCGGTGGTAACATGGCAGTAAAAGTAAAAAATGGTTTAGACGAAGACATATACGAAAATAGAGTTACTACTGTTCACGGTAATGAAAGAATTAGTGTTGACGGTGCATCATCTAAAAGTGTTGTTGGAACAAACACACTTACTTCTTTAGGCAATCATAACGTATTTGTAAAAGGAGAAAGAAAAGATTATGTTGAAGGTGATGTAGACTTTAGTAGTAATGGAAAAGTTAGACAATCTGGACAAACATATGCAATTGCAGCTAAAACAACTGCAATGTTTACAGGTAATTCAATTAGTGTTACTGGTAATACGGGTGTAGTTGGTGGAGATTTAGTCGATCACTTAGGTAGAACTTATTCCGGAATTGGTGTTGGAAAAGCTACAACATTTTTTGGTTCACTTGTTGGAACAGCGAGTAGTGCATTATTTGCGAATAGAGCTGGATCAACTCCTTTTGCTAGTTATGCTACGACTGCTGGAGCTGCACCAACTGGAGCAGCTGTTGTAAAATCACCATTGAAAAAACCTTTAGTTTATGTTGTTACTCCTTCTGCAGTTGATAAAACAGGAAGTACACCGATTGTTCAAGGATTACTTGCATCATCAAACTATGGTGTTAGAAATGTAAGTATCGATCCAAATAATCTAATTAAAGATAATCAGACAAGAGCACGATATCAGAACTTATTAAATCATGAGCCAAACATTCATGAGATCAGACACTTACTAAGAAGTAATTCAAGTGGCGGTTTACTCGCAGATCAATTAGTAAAAGAAAATAAAATTAATGTTAAGTATGCTGATGCAATGCCAGCAGATGAAAAGATTGAAAGATCTGTTGGAAGACAACCAACTTCTAGATTTGGTTATGATGCAATTGGAAATAACGCTATCGAAAATAGAAGTAAACGATTTATACCAGCTGAGAGAAAATAATGATTATATTAGTTGACCCATTATACAATCCAAATTTTAGAAGTGCAATAGAATCTTCTACTCCACTTGGTCCTGGAATTACTGTAGCCAAATTTATTGGTGCACCAGGAACACCAAGTACAATGCAAGATTATAAAGGAAGTGAATTTCAGTTAGCAAGAAACTTATATTTGCAAGCTGAAGCAATGAGAATTGTGCATGATAATAAAAATTTTAACTCCATTCGATTAGTACCGACTGATGTACAAACGAATGGACAAATTGTCGGTTATCAGGTTGTTGGTAAAGATGGTAAGGTTGATATACCACAAACCTTTGACGTAGCAGAATTTTGGAAAGATTATATTAACTTTGAAAAAATACAATTGTGGTATGATCACTTTAATCCCGATGGCACTTTAAGTGTTTCTATCTTATTACACATGCCATCTGTGCCTGAGTCTTTTGACGTAACATTTAGTGGACAAATCGAAACTTTGTATAATAACTATGTTCAGGCAACAAATGAATTAGTAGAATTTTCTTAATAGTATTATAAATAATGTATTATGGCACGAGCATTATCAGCAGAAGATCAAAATTTAACATCGAGTATATTAACTTCTCGAGTTAGAAAGTATAAAGATATAGATTTAACGTTTGCAAAAAAGCAAACGGGTGATGTCTATAAAAAAGAAGATGCTGCTGCTGTTAAGCAAGCTATTCGTAGTCTTTTATTAACAAATAGACTTGAGAGACCTTTTCAACCTGCATTTGGTGCAAATATTAGGTCTTACTTATTTGAACTCATTGGTACTGATACTCCTAATGAAATAAGAAGAAACATAATTACTTCAATAGAGATATTTGAACCTCGTGCTGAGATTTTAGGATTAAGTGTATTTCCTTTAGAAAATAATAATGAAATACGAGTTAACTTAATTGTACAAGTAAAAAATACAACACAACAAATTAATTTTTCATTCGTAGTATCGAGGTTAAGATAATATGGCAACAACAATTAAATCTACAGCTTTAGATTTTAATTCAATTAAAAATAATCTAAAGACTTTTTTAGCAGCACAAGATGAGTTTGCTGATTATGATTTTGAAGCATCGGGCTTATCAAACATCCTCGATGTTTTAGCTTATAATACACACTATAATGCACTTATAGCAAATTTTGCTTTAAATGAATCATACTTAGGTACAGCACAACTAAGAAGTTCAATTGTATCTTTAGCAACAGCAATCGGTTACATACCTGATTCACGCATTGCATCTCGTGGAACAGTTAATTTAAGTATCACTATACCTGTAACTGATACAAGACCAGATATCGTAACAATGCCAATTAACACCAAACTTACTGCTACGATAGATGATACAACTTATACCTTTCAAACAAGAGAAGAGTTATCAGCAACAAATGCAAGTGGAACATATAATTTCCAAACTGCAGCTGGAAGCAGTTCAATATTGGTATATGAAGGAGCACAAAGAACTAAGACTTTTATTGTAGGTCCATATTCTGAAAATTTAACTTATGTTATACCAGATGCAAATATGGATATTACAACTGCAATCGTAAAAGTATATGATTCACCATCATCTTCACTTTACACAACTTATACAAATATAGCCGATGCTCAAGAATTAACTTCAGCTTCGACTGTATACATCTTAAAAGAAGCTCCAAATGGTTACTTTGAATTAACATTTGGTGATGGTAATACTTTAGGTGTTACACCGACTGCAGGTAAACAAATTGTTGTTGATTACTTATCAGTTTCTGGTCCAGATGCAAATGGTGCTTCTACATTTACACCATCTACTCAATTAAGTGTTGGTTCAGAAAATTACACTATTTCTGCTACTACTGTTGCTAACTCAACAAGTGGTAAAGTAAAAGAATCAATAGAATCGGTTAGAAAAAATGCACCATTCTTGTATGCATCACAAAACAGAATGGTGACAGCTACTGACTACTCATCACTTATTTTGAGAAACTATTCTACTCTGATTGATGATATCAATGCATGGGGTGGAGAAGAAAATACAGAACCTAAATTTGGTTCAACTTATGTTTCTATTTTATATGATACAGACGTAACAGATGCACAAAAGACAGCGACAGAAGATGGTATTAGAACACTTGTTCGAGACTTAGGTGTTATATCATTTGATGTAGAATTTGCAGATCCTGCTATTACATTTGTTGAAGCAGATGTATTCTTTCAATTCAATCCTAAACTTACAACTGTATCAGAAAACACAACAAGAACAAATGTAAGGCAAGCAATTATAGATTACTTTGAAGACACTTTATTGTTTAATACTACAACAAATGCTGGTAAATTTAAAAGAGCATTTAGAAGATCAAATTTGTTAACTGACGTTGACGCAGTAAGTACTGCAGTATTATCATCAAGAGCAGATATTCGAATGCAACAAAGATTGAATGTATCGACACCAGGATTGGCTGCTGATTCAACTGTTGTTGGTAGTCTTTTATTATCAACTTCTAGAACATATACACTTACATATCCAACAACTATTGCAGCTCCAGATGATGTAAATTATATTGTAACGAGTACTAAATTTACATATAATGGAGTACTCTGTGAATTAAGAAATAGATTAAATTCAAATGTATTAGAAATTGTAAAAGCATCTGATAAATCTGTTGTGGTTGATAACATTGGTAGTTATAACACCACTGCTGGAACAGTTAGACTTGAAGGATTTGCTCCATCTGCAATTACTGGAACTTACTTGAAGATTGCAGCTGTACCTGCTAATCAATCGGTTATTGCACCAACAAGAAATGATATTGTTGGTTATGACGAATCACGAAGTGCTGTAAGAGTCGTAGAAACAACAGCACAAACTTAGGTAAATCATGTCACATAGATCTTTTGTAGATAAGAAAAGAAGAGAAATTAACTTATCGAAGTATGAAGTTAAGTCTGTTCTGCCTGAGCATTTCCAGGAAGATTATCCTACATTAGTTACTTTTCTTGAGAAGTATTATCAGCAATTAGATTCTGATTCACCTGTAGAATTACTAAGACACTTACACGAAAAGAAAGATATCATTGCAACTGATGTTGATTTGCTTCAATACATTGAAGATGAATTGCTTTTAGGTCAAGCATACTTTCAAGGATTTAGTAATCCAAGAGCAGCATCTGAATTTGCAAGTACTTTATATCGAGCAAAGGGATCTAAATTTTCTATAGAGCAATTTTTTCGTATGTTCTATAATGAAGATCCAGATGTCGTGTATGGTAAAGATTTGATATTTAAACTTAATGATTCTGCATCAGAGATTGGTGCAGCTTCAGATAAGAGAATAACAAACAATAAGTTATATCAAATCTTTGCTATTCTGATTAAGATTGGTTTACCTGTATCAGATTGGGAATCAATCTATAAATTATTTGTGCATCCATCAGGTATGTACCTTGAAGGATTAGTGCAGTTAGTTAATGAGGCAAATTTAGAAGCTGATAATATGCCAGATGTCATACCTGCACCAGATGAACCAATCGCAGTAGTTGGAGAAGGATTTGCTGCTGCAGCTGGACTTGGTGAACAAACTGAAATATTCTTTGGTGATAGTGCGAATGATCAATATAGATTGAATCTTGGAGATACTATATCTCTATACAGCACAATGACAATACAACAGATTGCAGATCAGTACTCAACACTCATTGAGCAAGTTGAATCTAACGCACCAACACTTGATGAAGATCACGATGCTGACTCAAGTGGCGTAGGATTATCTAACACATTTGAAACTATCGACCAAGAAAGATATTTCTGGTGGGATCCTGATTCTGCTGATTATCAAGTGCAAATAATTCAGAGAGATGACTCAGCTGACTAGTAAAATGTGTATAAATAAAACCATAATATAGGAAATTAAATTGGCAAGACAAAATTTAAATCGAGGAACAACAGCAAACGACGGAAGCGGTGATACTCTTCGTCAAGCTGGTTTAAAGATTAATCAGAACTTTTCTGAATTATATTCTAAACTAGGAGCTGGTGTAGCTGATGCAAATAATCTATCAACCGTTATGGGTTTTGATAGCAGTGCACTTACGTTTGATAGTGCAAGTTATACTGTATCACTTAAAGCAACTACACCTACAGCAAATAGAACGATTAACTTGCCAAATGCAAGTGATACTCTTGTAGGTTTAGCAACTACAGATACACTTACAAATAAAACATTAACAAGTCCAACAATTAACAGTGGAACTTTAAACACTCCTAAGATTGGTACATCGATTAATGATACAAATGCAAATGAACTATTTAAAGTTTCTGCAGCAGGTTCAGCTGTTAACGAAATAACAGTTGCAAATGCTGCTACAACAAATGGTCCATCACTATCTGCTACAGGTGGTGATACAAACATTAATTTAAATTTAATTGCTAAAGGTAATGGTTCAGTTGAAGTAAGTAAAGCTGCATTTGACCATCAGGAGATTACTGCTAATGGCGCAGCTTCAGCAACTAAATCTCTTATTATAGGTAATAAGGGAAGTGCACTTGCAGTTACTTTAGCAGATGGAACTACAATAGGAGAATATAAAGTTTGGATTAATAAGGGAGCAGGTGCAATGACCGTGACTCCTACAACATTCGCTCAAGGTACGACATTTGCCTTAGCACAATATGATGGGTGTACAACAATTTGGGATTCAGATACAGGTTGGTACATAGTTGGTAACCAAGGTGAAGTAACCGTAGCTTAATAGGGTAAAGATATGGCAGCAGTAATTAGTACAATAACAAAATTTCAACAAGCAGAAAAGCTATTCGATGATGTTGGTCAGCAATATGTTGTCTTAAACGATAGTGCTACCGCATCTAATTTTGGTTTAGCAGACTCTGCTCAACAGAACTTTAAAGGTCTAGGAAATTTAACTGGACCTCATGTTGTAAAGAAACACGAATTTAACAGAGTATATGCAGGTATAGCTAGATCTGAAGACTGGAATGCTAGCGATTCAGCTCCAGCACCAGGATTAAATCCAAGAACAGTTAGAACCGCACAATATACTTTACAGGCTTTAAAACAAGTTAACGATTATAAATTTGTAGTTCCAAGATACAACTGGACATCGGGTGCAACATACAGTGCATACGATGATAATCAAACAGGTTATCCTTCAAATGCTTATTATGTACTAACTGATGAGAATAACGTTTACATTTGCTTACAGAGAGCTAAGAACGCTTCTGGTACAGCACAACCATCAACAGTAAAACCAAGTGGTGTTGCCACTTCTGCATTTAGTACTGCTGATGGATATGTTTGGAAATTCTTATACACTATCGATGCTACAAATGCGAATAAGTACTTAGCTGCTAACTATATGCCAGTTGAGAAAGTCGTAGCTGACTCAGCTAACGATCCAACTTTATCAGCAGCTCAAACACAACAAGTCGGTGTGCAGAATGCTGCAGTTGATGGTGCAATATTAAACATCGAATTAGATTCTGGTGGAGCTGGTTATGTAAATGCTCCTGGAATTACAGTTGTTGGAGATGGTTCAGGTGCTACGGCTCACGCTTATATAAGTGGTGGAGTTATTAAGAAGATAGCATTTGATTCAGCTTCATTCTTTGGTTCAGGTTATACTTATGCAAGTATAACAGTTGCAGACTCAAGTGGAGTAACTAAACCAGCTGTTGCAAGACCAGTAATTGGTCCTTCAGGTGGTATTGGTGCTGATCCTCGACAAGATTTAAAATCAAGTTCAATTATGTTTAACACTCAACCTGCAGGTGTTGAAGGTGGAGAGTTCCCATTAAATGACTTTAGACAAGTGCTTCTTGTAAAAAATCCATTGAATTGGAAATACGACAGTGCTAGAGATTACTACACTGGTTCAGTCGGAAGTACACTTCGAAGATTAACGGTAACTGGTTCAAATGATCAGTTTGATAACGATGATACAATTACACAATCTGCAACAGGAGCTAAAGCTTTAGTTGACTCTGCAGATGCTACATACATATATTATCATCAGAACGAAACTACTGGATTTACTGCTTTTGATTCATCAGCAATTACAAGTAGTCCAGGTGGTGGATCTGCAACAGTTATTCAGTTGGGAGATTCAGCAGATGCCACTGAGATAGATAGAATGAGTGGAGATGTTTTATACATCGATAATCGTGCGGCAGTAGCTAGATCAGCAGCTCAAACTGAAGACTTGAAGATAGTAATTACAATTTAGGATAAGAAATGGCAACAGCATACAACTCAGGAATATTTGCATCAACATATAAAGATGATTATAACGATAGTGATGCTTACTATCGAATACTGTTTAATGCTGGTAGAGCTCTACAAGCAAGAGAGTTAACTCAGTTACAAACAATCATCAACAAGGAAATGGAGAGATTCGGTAAGAATATCTTTAAAGAAGGTGCTTGTGTATCTGGTTCAACTGTTACTATCAATAAATCTTATGACTACATTAAACTTAATACAGATACTGGTGCTGGTGGTTTAGCACTTCCAGCAGACACATCAACTCTAATTGATGCTGAATATACAGGAGCAACTTCTGGTGTTACATTTAGAATCTTAGAGTATTATACAGCAGCACAAACTGGTGCAGTTGATACCATTTATGTACAATACATTGGTGGTAACTCAAGTGGAACATATATTAAAGCTGCTGATAACGAAACATTAGAAAATGCATCTGTTGGTGATATCAAATCAGCTTCAACAAGTGCAACAGGTACAGGTACAAGAATTTCATTCGGTGATGGTGCATTCTTTACACAAGGTCACTTCGTATATTCAAGTGCACAATCACTCATATTAAGTTACTATTCAAATGATTATAGTGGTAATGTTGGATTTAAAGTTACACAAGATATTGTAACTTCAGGTGATAATTCAGCATTATACGATAATCAAGGTGCAACACCGAATACTTCTGCTCCAGGTGCTGACAGATATCGAATAAGATTAACTCTTATCGATGAAGCAGACGTGGCCGCAGATGAAGATTTTATATTCTATTGTAAAGTTAAACAATCTGAAATCGTCTCTCAAATTTCGGCAACTGACAATTACAATAAAATTAACGACTTACTTGCTAAGAGAACTTACGAGGAATCTGGTAACTATATCGTTAAACCATTTAAAGCAACTTTCTCATTAAACGATTCTGATGCTAATTACTTAGACTTAGACGTTTCACCTGGTGTTGCATATGTAAATGGTTATAGAGCAGAAACACAAACTGCAAATACTTTAGCAATTGCTAAACCACAAACATACGTTTCAGAAGCTAACGTAAACATTCCAGTTGTATATGGAAACTATCTGATTGTAAATGATAGTTCAAGTGCAAGTGGATTAACTATTCCAACTATCGATACTTTAGGTTCAATTAGTATTTTAGATAATTCTAAATCAGTTGTAGGTACAACCAGAATTAGAGCTATTGAAGAAGATGGTGCTGATTATAGAGCATACATTTTTGATACAAAGATGAACGCTGGTAAAAACTTTGAAATAGATGCAAGACATTTACAAGTTGGTGATAGTGCTGGAGACAGATTAACAATTACGACTGAAACTTTAAATGGAGTAGCTAAAGCTATACTTAAACAACCAAGAGACAATAATGTATTCTTTGATATGCCAAGAATACGACCTAAAGAACTTACAGATATTACAGTAACTTCACAAAGAAGAACAACTGGTGCTGCAAATGGTTCAGGTCAAGCAACAATTACAGTTTCAGCTCCAGAAGCTTTAACAGATACAGGATTATGGATAGCAACTTCAAATGGACAATTAGTTGCTCCTACAATCGTTTCATCAAGCTCTACATCAGTAACAATTGGTGGATTATCAGCTTCTGCAGGATTTACTCTCGTCTATTACGTATCAAAGAGCGTAACAGAAAGAGCTAAAACACTTACAACTACTACCAAGACTTCTACGACAGCTGCTGATTACGTAGATTCAGATGGTATTACATATATCGACTTAGGTCAAGCTGACTTATACGATATACTTGCAATTCAAGACAGTGCAGGTGGTACTGCTGTTGATATTAGTGATAACTTTAACGTTGATAACGGACAAAGAGATAACTATTATCAAAATTCAAGACTTATTCTTAAATCAGGACTAAGCAAGCCATCAGCCACTTACTGTCAATTCAGATACTTTGCACATGGTTCAGGTGACTTCTATTCAGTCAACTCATACGATGGTCAAGTATCTTATGGAAACATTCCTTCTCACACTTCACCTGTAGAAGGAACCATACAACTTAGAGATGTCCTAGACTTTAGACCTACCAAACAAGGTATTGTCGCAAGTGCAGGATTTACAGACATTAATAAATTACCAAGAAATGGTGATACTCTATTAGCAGACGTTGATACATATCAACCTCGTTCAGATAAATTAGTTATCGATGAAAATGGAGTATTGATTAATGTACAAGGTACACCAGATTTTAATCCTAAATTCCCTAACACACCAGATGGAACTTTAGAATTATATCGCATAGCTCTTAACGCAAATACGACTAACGACTCTGATGTTGTTTTAAGTCCAATCGATGCGAAGAGATACACTATGAACGATATCTCTAAGTTGGATAAACAAGTCCAAAGATTAGAAGAACTTACTGCTCTATCATTACTTGAAGTTGATACAAAGAACTTACAAGTATTAGATAGTACTGGTAATGCTAGAACAAAAGCTGGATTCTTAGTTGATAACTTTAGTGATCAAGCATTTGCACAAACTGCTGATGCTGGTTATAGTGCATCTATTGATCCAGGTGAAAAGATATTAAGACCATCTTTCCACGAAAATAACATAAGACTTATATACAATGCTGACTCATCATCAAATGTAACTAAAGTCGGTGACTTAGTTATGTTATCATATGACTCAGCTGAATATCAAGCAATTGACATTTGTTCAGGCACAGAGAATGTAAACCCATTCAATGTTACTTCATCAAGAGGTAATATTACACTATCTCCAGCATCAGATGAATGGAGAGAAGTAAAACAAACTGGACAAAAGGTTGTCCAAGGTGGAACTAAATTAGATACCACTCAAGCTTACCTATGGAATAACTGGGAATGGAACTGGGGCGGTAAAAATATCGAAGATTTAGAAGTTGGTGACGATGCAAATAGATCATTAACATCATCAACACCTGATAGAGATTACAGAACAGCACAAGCCAGAAGAGCTGATGCTTGGGGAGATCAACCTGACTCACCAAGATATAATGCAGATGCCGACGAAAGAGCTAACCCAACGAAAGTTAATCGAATTGTTTCATCAGAAACGATAAGAGAAGTTGTTGGAAATAAAGTTGTTGACGTTGCACTTATACCTTGGATACGATCACGTAAGATTTACTTTAAAGTTGGTGGATTAAGACCTAACACTAAATACTATCCTTACTTTGATAATAAGGCAGTTGACAGTTGGGTTAGAGAAGAAACATTTGTGAACTTCTCAGCTGATACTACTGACTATGGTAACCAATACGATGCAGCTACATCTCACCCAGAAGGTTCATCATCACTTGTATCTGATACAAATGGTGCAATTGAGGGTTCATTCTTTATTCCTCATAAACAATTTAAAACTGGTACGAGACAATTTAAACTATTAGATATTTCTGGTGGATTAGACAACCAAGCATTATCTGTTGCAACAGCAACGTATGAAGCAAAAGGTACAATCGAAACTGTACAAGAAACAGTTAAGACAACTCGCGTACTTAATGTTTTAGGTGAAGAAACTACTACATCTAATAGTAAGAAAGTTAAGAGTTTCTTGCCATCGCTTGGTAAACTTATTAGCCCACTCAGAACTGGTGCAGCAACATTTACAGCAGACAATACTTTACCTGATGCAGCCTTAACATTTAGTAACTTTGGTTCTAGATTCGTAGGTGACACATTCATTGGTAATAAGATGATGAGAACAAGATGTGGATATCGAGATCCTCTTGCTCAATCTTTCTTGGTCAACGATTTAACAGGTGTATTCTTAACAAAAGTTAAAGTATACTTTAAAACTAAAGATAGTACACTACCTGTAACTTTACAAATCAGACCAATGGAAAATGGACATCCACATTCTACAAAGTATATTGCAACTAAAACGCTTACATCTTCTCAAGTAACAACTGTATCAACACAAACAGTTGCTGGAGTTTTGGCAGCTCCTACATCATTTGAGTTAGATGAACCTGTATATCTCTCACCACAAGAGGAATATGCAGTCGTATTACTTGCTGATAGTAACAAATACACGGTTTATGTTTCAGAAGTTGGACAATTCCAGTTAGGTTCTACATCGAAGAGAATTACAACTCAACCTTCACTTGGTTCACTATTTAAATCACAAAATGGTAGAACATGGGAGCCAGATCAGAAGAAAGATTTAATGATGAAACTTGTAAGGGCATCATTTAATAAGACATCTGGTGACGTAAGATTGAGAAATGCAAATGTTCCTGCTTACAGATTAGATCCTAACCCAATTAAAACTACAGCTGGCGATTCAGATATTATCCTTCATTTCCCAGATCACGGTTTAGATTCAGGAGATACTTTCGAAATAACTGGATTAACAGGTGGAACAAGTTATGGTGGTGTATTAGGCAGCGTACTCGATTCAACACATACTGTAAAACATTTTGATGCTTCCGGTATTGTGTTCTCAGTACCAGCTGGAACACTTGCGCCAACTAAATCAACATATTCAGGTGGTTCGAATGTTAAAGTTGTAGATAGAAACATTCAATTTAACTTAGCAAAAGTTGATCTACAAACAATGGTACCTGACTTAACAGGTTTAGCATTAAGAGGTAAGTTTACTTCAGGTAGATCAGTAGCTGGTTCAGAAACAAGAATGACAAAAGATACAGCTTGGTCAGCATTAAGATTCAATAGAAACACTTCATTCTCTGCACCTAAGATGATTGCCAATAGAACGAGAGAAAACTTAGTAGTAGGTTCTGAAGGATTGGGTGGAAACTATTCATCAGAAATAAGTGTACCTATTAGCACAACAAATAACTTTGTATCTCCAATTGTTGACTTACAAAGAGCTTCAATGACTCTGATTGGAAACCACATTACAGATACAACTGTTGATAAATTTACAATTGAAGATTCTGCAGAAACTGTAGCAACAAACGGTAAAGAAGTTGCAAGACACATCTCAATACCTGCTACTCTTGCAAACGCTTCAGTAGGTATTAAAGTATTCTTAGCAGTCAATAGACCTTCAGTAGCTTCTGTAGACTTATATTACAGAGTTGGTGGAGAAGATACTAACTTAGATCAAGTTAACTGGGTACTATTAGCACCACAATCAACTCCAGCTCCAGATGATAATCCTACAATCTTTAGAGATTATGAATATCTAGCTGGTGGTCAGAACGGTGTGTTAGATCCATTTACAAAAATGCAATTTAAAATTGTAATGAGATCAACAAACTCTTCAAGAGTCCCTAAATTAAGAGACTTTAGAGCAATAGCAATGATTGATTAATGAAGTTTATGGACTTAATAAGAGTAGAAGGACATAAAGGGTTAGCACGAGATAGAAAAACTGGTGTTATTATTAACATAAGTGAAAATGAAGTTATGCAAGCTCGACAACGAAAAGCGTTGAGATTGAAAAAGGCTGAAGAAGAGAAACAATTAATTAATCGACTTGAGAAAGTTGAGGACGGAATAAATAAAATTAACGATTTAATCTTAAGATTATTGGACGAGAAAAATGGCATATAAGGTAGTAAATTTAGACGACAATATACTGAATTTAAGAAACAAAGTCAATGTTGTTTCTAAGTTTGCTGGTGACAGTGCTGCACTCACTACAAATGTAGATTCAGATTTAGTAGGAGCTATTAACGAAATAGATGCAGTATTTGATGCATCAGCAAATCAAATTAAGTCAACTGGATTATATGTCAACGATGCTGGTAATATTACTCTTGATGCAAGTGGTGGTATAATCACGCTACGAGATGATTCAGCTAGCTTTGGTACATTACAAAATAGTTCAACTAATCTTGTTGTAACTTCTACTGATATTACACTTGATGCTTCAGATGATATATTCATTGATGCTGATGGTGGTAATATTAAATTCCAAGACGGTGGTGCTGATGTTATAGATTTCAATATAGCAGGTTCACCTCCAAGTATGAGT